GTTTACAGTAGTAGTTGTTCCATTTACTGTTAAATCGCCTGATAAAATAAGATTGACACCATTTGCAGTCCCACTAAATGTTGGAGTTGCTATAGTCATAGCATCTACTCTGTCCTCTATGTAGGTCTGTAAAGTGTCTGAACCTATGTAAAGTGTAGTTGATACTTCAACCTTATTGCTGGCAATCTTTAAATCAGATGGAGTTCCATCTCCATCGTATAAAGTACGAAGTGTTCCATCAATCCCACCAGTTTCTCCAGTATGGATTAATTGAACATACCCCTGATTAACAGGAGTATTTCCTAATGCTGTATTACTACTCAATGTCTAATTCCTTATATAAATCTTTATCTTTCATTCTCTTGTGTCCTCTACCAATATCATCGGAAAATATGGCAGGTGCTGAGATAAGTCTTTTGAGAGTTCCATTTCCTTCACAATCCTGGATACTTTGATTGCATTCGACTAATTTATCGTCATGTATGCTTTGTAGGGTTTCAAATTGTTTCCCACAACTGCATTTATAATCGTATAATGGCATCTAAATCTCCTTCAAATTAATATTTTATGGTAATATAGGGCTAACCGAAATTAGCCCCATATTTAACCGATTTTCGTTAGTCCAGATTATGGATTTACGAAGTTTACAACACCTAATGATGTTGAAGATGCTGCATGTGATAATGCTGCACCAAATAGTACATCAGCTACAACAGAAGTTGCAAGATGGTCAATATCATAAGATGATTGAACTCTTGGAGCTACTTGTTGTGCAAAGTAAACAGAATTTCTGTTAAAGATAGTTGCTGTTTCATCGCCTGTACCACCATCGTCGTCCCAGTCTACACTAGGGTAACAGCTTAAGCCATAAGCTTGGATTACATTACCAGATACATTAGGATTTACATCATCGCCTCTTTTTTGAGCTTCTGTGAAGTCGCCAAGAGATAGTAATGACATATAAGCAGCTGGTGAAGCATATAAAAATGAATCGCCATCTGTATAGTCAAATCCTGCATCAAGCATTTTTTGTAAACCACTTCTGATTAAAGCAGTTGTGAAGGTGTTATCAGCAGATAAAGTAACATCGTTACCAGTAGCAGATTGTAATACATCTACTGCTAAGTAGTTTTCTACTTTTTTAGCTAAAGCATAACCCATTGATTTTGCATAAGCACCAAATAGGTCAGCAGATTCTTGGACTCTTACGATGTCTTCGATTCTTTTCGCTTCGTAGTGATGTTGGTCAACTGTTAGTTGAATCACACCATCTGTGTTGTTAGTATATGTTACTGCACTTCCTGCACCCTTAGCTGCAGCAGTATCTTCAGTAACCTTAGGTATATTTAGAATGTCTCCACCCTCTGCTAACATTGATGAGAAGTCTTGAACTTGATTACGAAGAATGAATTTTCTTTCTGCATAGTCAAGGATAGCATCTCTCCACATTTCTGGGATAAAATTAGCAGCTGTAGTTGTTGTTACATTTCCATCAGCCATTTTATTACTCTCCTTTTAAGGTTTTAATTTCTATAGCCATCTACTATCTGTTTCCAAAGTTTAGGATTCTTCCTAGCTTTTTCTCTATCAGCATCTGATAAATCATTCCACTTGCTATTGTTAGCAAACTTGCCAGAAGAAGTAACCTCTTTAGCATCAGATATTTGCACTTTTTTATTCCCCAATCTTTCAATGTGCTTTTCCAACTTCATTGTTGGCAGGTCTACATAGATTTCTTGTTCGTCATCTGAAAGTTGGGACAGCAGATGTTCTCGTCTTTGTTTTTCTTGGATTTGGAATTGTTCTACTACAGGTTTTAACTGTAAGTTTTCTTCCTTCATCTTTTCATACAAAGATTTAAACTCCTCTTTTTCTTCAAGTTGTTGTGTCTCTTGAAGTTTGAGGTTTTCTTTGAGTTCATTCAACTCAGCTTCTGCTGCTTGGCTTCTTTGTCGGTACTTCTTGCTTTCTGCAATTAAGTTTCCAACTTCATTATTATTTTCCTGTGTAGGAGCTTCTGCTACTGCTTGTTCTTCTACTACTTTAGTTTCTTCGGACATACTGCCCTCCTGTTTTATTTACCTATTTTAATCTTGATAGGTTTGCTTTCATACTTCTTCACATTCCTATCAACAATCTTTTGCAAGAATATTGCAGACTTATCTCTATTCTTACCACTTAAATCTGCTATGACATACCCTCTATCTTCATTGGCTTGTACAATAGTTCCTCTTTCATATACTAAGGTTGCTCTATCTTTTTTGCCTTCAGGTCTTATTCTTCTCGCTGTTTCACCACTTAATAACATGGTTACTCTATCACTCTTTCTAAATTTTCCTAATGCACCAGTTGCTTTTTTCTTTGCATATTCTTTTGACTTATACTTCTTAATACCATTTTGCATGACACCATTGTTCATGTCTTTAACAATTAAGCCTCTTGCATGAGATGCTAATTGTGCAAAGTTGGTCTTAGTAAAGTTTGCTATGTCAGATGCTTTCATTATACTGGTACCCATTCATGTCTGCAGTTAAATCCACCTCCACCTTCTATGGTGGTATTGGTTTCTGTTGGTATTTGATCTGCAGTTAATTGTCCTGCTGCTAATCCTGTTTGACATTCATCTCTTGTTACTTCATCATCAGGTCCTACATATTCATACTTCTGTTCAGGCACATCTTGAAATAACTTCGCAGTAGTCGTTCTTGCAAATCGTGCAAAGCTATCATTCAATAATGCTACTTGTTGTTTACTGCTCAATGCTCTACCTACTCCATAGGTTTCAGTAAGTCCAGACATAATGTTTGCAGAACTTTGCCCAGTTAATAATCCTCTGAACATAGCAGTCTTTAATTCGTTAGCATATCGTGTTACTCCTGATGAGATAGTTGATAAGTCTAATAGTGCTAATACTTCTATTGCTTGAACTGCTGCAACTCTTTGTTTATTTCGTTGTGTTGCACTTAATCCAGCTACTGTTGTTACTACTTGTTTATCATAATTTCCTTTTACTTTAGCTAACAATGCAGGAAATCCTAATTTAGTTAAGTCATCTACAAAGTCAATCTGTTGAAATGCACTTGCTAATCCAGCATCATCTAATACGACTAACCCAGCAAGAACCTTCTCAATCTTCTTTAGAAGTTTCTTCTGGATTTGTTCCATATCTTTTTGATAAAAGTCTAAGTCGTCTATCATTGTTGAGCTTTAATAATCTGGTCAATTAATGTTTCGTCTTGTGCCTGTGGTTGTTCAGCATCTATCTGTTCCACAATGCTTTGTATTTCTGCTTCCCTGAAGTCAGGATTCTTTTTTCTTAGATAAGATTGTCTTGTTTCTAAGTCATTTTGGAATGCCCAGGAATAGTATTTGATTTCTTCATCGGTACTCATAGGCACTTCTCTTTCAGCAAAATCTACACTGAACTGGTCACCAAGATTAATACCACCTGATACTTCACAGATTCGTTGTGCAATTCTAAATTGTTCTTTCTCAAATGGTCTATAGATTTGTTCTACATCACTTCGTAAAGCATCCATCAAGTCTATTTGTCCCATTTTCTTAGATAGTCCTGATTCACTAGACTTATCAGTCCAATTAATTCTAACATTGTTTGATTGTGCAATACTATCTACCATATACTTGGTTGATTCAATCATTGCCTGGACATTTGCATTAGGTGTTGCATAATTAAAGTTCGCACCTTCAGGTAATACTAATGCTTTATCTTGTCCCATTTGGATTCGTTGTTCAGTATCTAATCCTGTAAAGACTGGTTGTCCTAATTGGAATCTACCATGTAAAGCTAATTCTGTTAGCATAATGTTAATACTTCTCATACCATCTACTAAGTCTGATGCCCCTTCTCTAAAGAAATCTCTGGTAAATGGGTGTCTATGTGCTATGTTAAATGGTAAGATATCACCATAAGGATTTCTATCCCCTTCTACAATAGAAGTAATCTTACCTCTACTGCTTATCATAAAGTGTTTGCCTTCCATATCTTCGCTGTCTTTACTCCAGAACATATACTGAGCATCTTCTGTTCTTGCCTGTAGATGTGATTCTGCTTGATACATAATAGCAAAAGGTTCATCTTCATTTGGTTTGAAGAATGGTGTGAAGAAGTGGATTGGTCTATACTTCAGTTTCTTCTGGCTATCGTCCCAATGAGTATATAAAGCTTCTGTACCTAATAGATAAGTAAGCTGTTCAAATTGTTTCATTGCACTATCAAGGTTGCCAATTACATCTGTGTAGTTCTCGTTAAATCGTACTGGTGCTTGTTGATATACTAATGCTCTCCTAGATATAATGTTTCTAACAAGATTAATGTACATTGGTGGGATTTGTGAAAGAGATTCACTATCAAAGTATCGTTTAATATCGTGTTCAAGATTGATGCCTTCAAAGTAATCTAACAATCTTTCTCGTTCACTATGTTCTTTTTCTAATCCTTCTTCTATTGTATCCATTAACAAGTCATACAACATCTTTTCTGTTAAATTATAAATTATCATGATTCATACCTTTTATAAATTTTTTGTTCTTCGGTTTCCAAGAATCTATCCTGAAAATCCTTTATCATTTCTCTGCTTAGTTCTTCTTCTCTTATACTTAATCGGTATCCCCATACCATAGCACCTATCATGCTAACAATAATTCCAACACTCATTCCTAATAAAAACATTACCATTGTATTGTCTTTGCCTGTCCTTTGAAGCCATATCTGTAATCAACTGGATAACATAAAGCATCTAAGAAGTGTGATAAGGTTTCTGTTTT